TTTTTTTTTTTTTTTTTTTACGATAGTAGAATGCACAGCTTTATTTTAGATCGATCGGGGTCTCACTCTACGAGCGTTTCCCGTCACGGTTGTTCTAAAACCTAAAAACTTGGAGCCGACACGAAGTGCCGGAGTACGCATTGCGTACGCTACTCCTAGTTTCTCATCGAAGAAGTCGAACATATCGTCCGACTCTCCTCGATCAAAGCAGGTGACTTGACTAACGTCAAGCCACCAGCTCTTACTACACCTGGCTAATAAGTCTTGGAGTGCTAGTAATGAAAGTTGGCCTATTTCCATATCTGGAAGATACCCAACTTCGTCGTCGAGTCTTGGTCGTATCCGATCAAATTCGTCGATCCAGGGACGCGTCTGGAAGATTTTCTTCTTTGACACTCCCTCTGTGAGGAGTTCCTTGAACATGTTACCTCTGGTAACGTCTCTTGCAAACTTCTCAATCGAGTACCAATCGTGTCGCTCTGCGATTTCGATGGTCTCGGCAAACGTTGCAGCTGGAAATTTTGTCTTCAGTTCTGCAGCGTCGATGGCACCCACCATTCCGGGATATTCCCGGAATTGGGCTACCATTTCATCTTCGTACCACTTGTGTCCTTGGACCGAGCGCTCGGAGATGTTGGCGTTAAGTCGGCTTAACAATCGTAAAGCCGGCATAGCGTCTAGGCCGTAGCTTAGCAAAGTAACCACTTTTCTGATCTCGACCTTAGACTTCATGAGGTGCTCAATGAGCTCCTCACGTAAGCCTAATCCATAACCTCCCAACTTAGTTGGCAGGTGAATGGAATGGTAAGCTTCCAAGTCCCGATTGGCACTTGGAATCAAACCCTTCATTCGTACAATAAAGAGATCTCTAATTGCACGAATGCGCGACATTGGATAACTACCTCTCGGTAGCCAATCTAATGTCTTAACAAGCTGTTGCGATTTACCAATCGCAACATTCTTGTTATCCTTCTTGATCATGGTCGACTGACCCTGTTCAAGGAGGCGCACCTTTACATGGTCCGCGAGGAGGACTTTGTCTTCCCCAATCGGACCAGTAAGGTTATGTACAAGATTGAATACGCATAGTATTCGTTCTGTGTACGAAACAAGCCTCCGGGATTTGCCATGCTTATCCTCGGAGATTTGCGAACCTGATCTCTCATGCATATCTGTAATGAGATCCAGGTACTCGTCTGGGCCAATGGCCAAATGGTCATCGCCCCCGACGTGATAACAACGCCAAGGTTCATCTGGAGATGCCTTGTCGTTATTAAGGAGAGCTAACCTATTCTTATATTTAAGAAAGGCCAACTCTTCCACTACTAAATTTAGTAGTGTCAATGATGGTTTAGCCAAAGGCTCACCCATCATAATACCCCGGGAAGTGACATGTATGTCATCATCGAGGTAAACAATGCGAGGGCACAAAGTGTCCAACGCAATTGTTACATAGTCAGTAACGGGAAAACCCGCACCAACTATGAAAGCACGAAGCATACTACGCGATAGCGTGTAGCTTTGTGCATTAGTGGCGTTCTTCAAATCTGAAGAAAGTACACTATATTGCGAAGCAATATGTCCAGGAATCCTGGACATTTGCTGCGCAGCAGCCCATGCCTGGTCACCACGAGTGAAACTCGATCGGCAACTAGGATGGACTTTCAGGAGATCCTTTAGCATATGTGCTAAAGGCGCCTGTAACACTCCCAGCCAATAGGCTGATAGTGTGACGATCCTTGCCTTGTTTCCCAACTCGGCAACGGTCGAGGCACGGATAGAGGGGATTAAATCCATCTCTTTCCATGCCACATACATGATCTGAAAACCAGTATACTGGTTCAGGCCATATATTCTTTTCGGTAGATCCTTTATCCATGGATAAGTTTCATCGAAATTGGCGAACAGTAACTCATTTTGAGCCTGTTCGTCTACAAACAGTGTTTTCCATAATGGTACACCCTGTCTGTGTTCTGCGAATCCGAATGGAGTATCCTCCATAAAGTCCGCAGATTGAATTGGAAGAAGCCATTTATTAATGGCAGCTTTCAATGCAGCGGCTTGCCCACCCTTCTCGATAGAGAAGTTGAGCTCGCCGGAAGATGTCGCGGAAAAGTGGAACACTTTTTCGGAAATCTTTTGATCGCCTCGGAGCCGCCTTATTAGGCGTCCGATGCGACCAGCACACCGAACCATCTCACTATCGTGGGTGGGTTCGATGTTAAACTGAGAAGTAATAACCGATAGGAATTCCTTCTTAGCTTCCACCTCCGTAGCTTTACCCATATAGGGCATTTGCCGCGTAGATGTAAGATGACCAATTGCTTCACAATCTGTGACGCAAAGGTTATCTTTAGTCAACATCGATTCGATATAATCGAGTCGATGAAGATCTCTGAAAAAGTTTTCGGGCGATAGCTCTACTGGCTTTTTCAGCTCTGTTCTAGCTACTGTATGGAGTAGGACTTTCGTCCACTCCTTCCAGTAGTTGACCAGTAATTGGAGATTATTAGCTCCAACCTTGAAGATTTTCCGGACGATAGTCCGTATTGTTTTCATAGATGACGAACCCAATTCAAAAGAAAAGGGATTCGCCAACCATAACGAATCGATGACTCCAGATATGAAGGCTTCGATACGTTGAAAGTGAGCAGTTGGTCTATCGAGCAACTGCTTCACTACCCTTACACCGAGACCAAAGTCCCGGCTAAGGATGACTCTAAGAGCCGACTGTCGTCGGTCCGAGAGCCAAACGGTCTTTTCTTCCCACGATTGTGGTAAGATTGATCGTCCATGACGCTTTACCGCCAGTAGCGATCCGTCGGGTACAATGTACTCGAAATCACGGACTACTGGTAGGTAATGACGCCAATAGTGGTTCACTTCACCAACCCAGACGCTATGCGGCAGGGCTCGGATGAGGTGCTCCAACTTGCTGTGCTATGAGCTT